CTAATTTCAGCTACAGTTTCTTTAATCCATTGTTCTCTATCAATACCGTAAAACTTACATGGCTTCTCACTAGGCGTAACTAACAAAATATGTTTGCCCTGTTTACGTTTATGTAGTATTTGTTGTAATTGTTTCCATCTATCATCTGGTCTATCAATAATTTCATTATGCTGTACATCGTCTTTTACAATTCGATGAAATAACTTCCATCCATTTGGATTAATACGACTTCTGTAATTGCCTACATAACCACTGTCCATATAATAAAATTGTTGTTTGTTTTCCCAACATTTATGTATTAACTTACGTTTGCCCATGCTACGTATTAGTATAGGTTCGTTATTAGGAAAATGATCGTAATTAAAGATAGGTAAGTTTGCACCTTTAGCAAACATGTTAACATATTCGTCAGTAAGATTTTTACTTAAACATATCATATAGTTCTTGTTTCCACAATTCGTTATATTCACAATTACGATAGTTTTCAAACCAAGGACCACCTTCTGTATAGTGTATTAGATTTGGTTTTTCAATATCATCATACACGCCTACTAAGTAGTTCCATGTATGATCTAGTTCGCCTACTTCGCTATCATCAAGCCAACTAAAGCGATGTAAGTATGCACCGTTAATTTCTGGTTCATTAACTAATTCTTGAGTAAGAGCTTTGTTACTAGGATGTTCGCAATTAAACAACATTACACTTGACCAGTTCTTACGTGGATAGATAGTTTGTTTTTGTCCGTCCATCTTAAACTGTTCTTTAACTTTATAATCATGTTGTACACACATAACAGCATACTTGTCGTCTGCTTGATCAAACAATTTTTTAATGTCAGTTGTAAGGATCATATCACAATCCATAAACACTGCCCAACCTTTGAAGTTACATAACTCAGGTATAAGGAAACGTGTAAAAGTAAACTCAGTGCTTGCTAGTTTATCTATAGGTCTATTATACCAGCCTGCATCTCTTAATTCTTGTTGTTTTAAAGGGCGCACATCAGCATCAGGTTGTCTAGCTAATATACTATGCTTACAAACTTGATAAGCAATGTCCTCTCTAGTGTCATACCCTACAAATACTTTCATGTGTCTTTTCTTTCAATGTCTTCTTCAATACAATTTGTTCCGTATTGTATTTCTACTAATTTTAAATTTGTGTTGTGTTCGTTAGCAAGTTGATGCCAAGTTCCTACAGGTATATGTAACGACTCGTGTTGATTATATGTACCTAATGTTTCTACATCAGTACTACGTGTGTTAATAGTATATACTGTTGCTGTTCCTTCTGCAACAAACCAATGTTCTGAACGTTCTTTATGACGTTGCATCGATAGCTTACCACCTGGTGGTACTGCTAATTCCTTTACTTTAGTATGTTCATCATATTCGTGTATCACTCTGTAGTACCCCCATGTACGCTCAGTCTTTGGTGCTTTCCACTCGTCTAGTATCCAGCTACTTGAATTCTTTTTATCTTCGCCGCCTACGCCAAATGCAAATTCTACATTAGGCATATCACCATATGTAGCATACTCCGGTGTTGTTGTGTTAGTTCTATCTCCACCGTTAGCAAAGATTACTTTGATGTCTCCATGTGTACTTAGCGTATGAAAAATTGCATGACAAGCACTATCGTCGCTGTCGTCAAAACCGATTACTTTATCTACAATTTCCATTTCTTGTATAAGTGCAACACGTTCTGTAAAGGGCATAAAGGGCCTACCTTTTTTACGTGTTAACCATTCGTCACTATTCACGCCGACAATAAGTTTGTCGCCGAGCTTCTTTGCTTCTTTGAAATAGGCTAGATGCCCTGAGTGTAGTGGATCAAAGCCACCTGTTACTAATACAACGTTCATAAGTATATTTAATTAAATAGCAGTATGGCTATACATATTCCTGAGCATAACTTGACCTTTATTCATATTCCAAAGACAGGCGGCTCTAGTATACAAGATTGGTTATTGAAAAATACCAAATGCGTATATCCTAAAAAATCAGTACATTGGAATGTTAGTCAGACTAAGGAACATTTTGTTAATGTTGGCAAAACATTTTGTGTAGTACGCAATCCATATGATTGGATGGTTAGTTGGTTTGAATACGAACGTAAACTTACACCAAGATACATAGCAAAGTTAGGCAGTATACATAAACTTAATCTTGAGAAAGAGACTCACAACAAAGAACTTCTTATTAAAAAACAGTCTATACTAGATAAAGGATTTAAATATTATTTGTTAGAATATGGAATTAACATAACGTCACAATACAGTTGGGCAAGTGAGGTTGATATTGTATTACGTTTTTACAATTTAAATAACGATTTCAAAAAACTTTTTAAAAGTGATAATAACTTGCCAATAGTAAACACTACAGAACGTCAAGCATGGCCTAGTTATTACGATAAAGAATGTAAAGAAATTATGTTAGATTATTTTAGTAAAGATTTTACTCTGTTATAAAATTTATTATTCAATGTTCTACACTCTTCTAAATATCCTTCAGGGTATAAAACTGGTTTGTGATTTTTCCAGTCTTCAATGCTTGTTATGAGTGTAGGCTGATATTTAAAGTTTTCAAATTTAGTTGTCCAACTAACTACACGAACATCTTTGCCTAACAACAATCCCCAGTATGCTCCATGATAACTATCTGTTACTACAGTGTTTGCAGATCCTAAAAATTGTATAACTTCAGAAAGATTTGTATTAGTATTATGCATAACACTTTCACTTTCGGGATAGTTATTAGCACTTTCAGTTCTATGTAAAAAGAACGCTGTATTTTTAGTTACTTGGTATGTTTTGTCAAATGCTGGATCCATACAACTAACACAAGGCAAGTAGTCGTGTTGTCTGTTAGAGAAATAATCTCTAACACCATATAGTGTAGATTTTGTTAACCAGTCTGGCCACCAAAAGTTTTCTTTCCAACTAAAGTTATGTCCAATACCCCATACTATTAAATTTTTATAATCTTGTTTGTGTATGTGTGCAGTATATTTGTTAAAGTATTTTCTAATAAGGCCGCCACCTCCTACAATAATAGTTTTATTGTTTAGGTCATACTTTGTACATTTAGAAATACAATCAGTAGTAACATTACCAAGGTCAAAGTAATGACTAGGATGACAATACATATCTCCTACATTATTTTCACCCTTTTTGTAGTGAAATTCTAAGATCGTCTCTTGCGTGACCATGTCTCGTAATCTACCTCAGCAAATGGAAGTTCTTTTTTTACAAACCAAGTTTCAAATATCCTTGTTGGTACTTTATGCCAAACATCTCTAACTGCTACTTTATATCCTAATGGTTCTAAATAGTTACACGCAATAGTATGGTAATCTTCTTCACATTGATATCTATCATGTTCAAACGTAATTACATCAAATGAAACTCCGTCACTAATTACTTTTTGTAATGCTCTAAATGTATTCTCTGGTGGTTCAATATCTATTGACAAGTAATTAATATGTGTAGGCATGTTTAAATCTTCAAGAGCGTTTTTATAATTAAACTTCATTGCATCGCCCCAGTATATAGGATTTTTTCGTTGCGGACAATTATCCCATTCTGACTTATATTGCATGTCAAACTCAATACTAAAGCCCTTCCAGTTTTGTAACACTTCCAGGTTGTATGTGTTACTACGCTTTCTTGGTAGATGACCGCCTATTTCAATATAGGTGCCTCCCATACCAATGCAGTCTGATGCGAACAGATCCTGTCCTGCTTGACTACATTTTCTCCACTTCTCTCGTTTCATGTTTATCCCTTAAACTGCGTATATAAATATATTTATGAGAATACTTTATGCCAGTGGCACAAGCAGAAGCTACTTTTCCACTATTTCTGGATATACCTTACCTTCTTGGAGATATTTAGTAGGTGATAAAGTTATATACTTAGATGAAGAGTTTTCTATTCCTTCAATAAACACTAAAACAATGATATTTGAAAAATGGAAAGAGCCAAGTTTGTTTAGCGTGGCAGAGAAAAAATTCTATAGGAAAAGTAGATGTATTGTACAGGCATTAGAAGATGGAAAGAAATACGACTATGTTATTTGGCTAGACGGTGATGTTGAAGTTATCAAACAACCTAATTTAGACGAACTGTTACCCAAAGGTAATCAGATAGTAAGTGCAGTACAAAAGCCCGGTAAGGATGGTACTGGGCTCGATAGTGGATTTGTTGCGTTTAATATGAAGCATAAAGATCTTGGTGTATTGTTATCAGAGTACACATCATTTTGGCTTAACAAAGAACGTCTTAGAGCATTACCATATAGATTTGATGCGCCTGTACTAGAAGACATATTAAAGAAATATGAATGGTTAAACTTAGTTGATGATGACTATGATGCTGATGATCCATTGAGAAAACATCATTGTGGTTTTGACTACACAAGACTCAACAAATACTTTTTACACTATTGGGGTAAGAAACTTAAAAAAGAAAGATTTTCTAAAAAGAAGTTTTAAACTGCCTTGTAGATAGAATCAGCATGTGCTGTCCATATCTTTTTATAACCATATTTGTTTAACAACTTGTTAGTTCTAGTATGAGTATCTAAATCTCCGCCTTTATCAACAGGCATAAACTCAATACATAATAAAGGTTTAGTTGCACTAATAGTTTTTTCTGCACCTTCTAAAATATCTGCTTCGTAACCTTCACAGTCTATTTTAATACAAGAAACATTTTCAAGGTTGAACTCGTCTAACGGCTTTACTGATATTTTACTATAAACTGCATTACCTTTTCTTCCATTAGGATCTTCTACAATTCTAAAAGTCCCAGTGTTATTTAAACGACCAATCATTTCTACAGTTTCTTGTTTACTACCTAATGCACAATCAAATAATTGTATATTATCATATCCTTTAGTATTAGATATTAAACATTCGTTATTCATTGGTACTGGTTCAAAGGCAAATACTTTATTAAAATGTTGAGAAAATGCTGTAGCAAACAATCCTATGTTAGCACCAGCATCAATTACATTACCTGATGTATCAGATTCCTTAATAATTTTAGTAATATATTTTGTTTGAAAATTATGACCGTATGGCGTATCTTCTTTATTAATACAGTACTTTGTAAATAGTAAGTCGTCCTGTGGTATCCAATACCGGCCAATTTTTTTCATTTATAAACTCGCATCTTCCATGCCAGCAACTCTAAGTTTTACAACATTAGTAATTTGCCATTGTTTTTGATCAAGAGCTTTGAGTACACCTAACCATTTGTTACGCATAAGAGCAAACTCGTTAATAATCTTTTCGTAGTCAACAACGTCTGCCTCGCCGTCGACGTATTTTTCTACATCGCGGCTAGACAGAGCTCGTTGATAGTTCTCAAGATATTTCTTAAAGTATGAGCTACGCAACCTGCGTAGCTCAATATTTAGATAGTGTAATATTGCTTCAATTTCTTGAAGTTGATTAAATCGGTGTTCAACAATGCCTGGCATACTAGCGGCCGCTCTTTCAACGTTACCTACCAGTTTAACTTCGACACGAGCATCAATAAGCTCATTTTCAAAGTGTGCAACTGCATCAGGTATTCTACTTACGTCTCTTGATACTTCGCTATACCATCCCATTATTTAATCCCAATCATCATCTTGTTCACTATCAGTTTCGTCTATTTCTAAATAATACCTTATGGCATCATCTAATTTGTTGTCTACTCCAAAAGTGCTTTCGAGCGTATGATCTGATACTCCGTAATCTGCAAGTAAATCAACATAACGTTCTGCGGCCATCTCAACATGTTTTTTGTCAAGATATTCTTTAAAAAGTGTCCATATGTCAGCAATTTGTTCTTCAGTCATTTGTGGCTAATTCCTCGATAGGTTGTACATCTTCTTCGCTTTCTGCGTCGAGTGTTTCAGAGGTATTTACCATAGTTGATTCTTTTACTAGGTAATCTGACATGACCTTATCGAGGTTTTCACCAATCCACTTTTTACGATAGTCAAGAATTTCTTCACCATCGAGTGTAGTGTATGCTAAACGATTGCCTTGCTTTTGAATGACGCCTTTTGCCTCAAACAATTCAAGCAAGCCACTGTACGGATTCATACCTGTTGAGTATGGAATCTTTACTTGTACACCTTCAAACGGTTTTGCATAACGAGTCTTCATAACTTTACAGCCAGCACGGATACCCATAACTTGACTGATCTTGTTACCATCTTCGTCTTCTTTTAGCTTCATCTTTTTCATTGCAACAACAATACTTGATGCATAGATAAAGCCTGAGCCGCCACTAATCTTATCATCTGGATCAAACATATCCTGTGATGCATAAGTGTGATTAGTACATACTAAGCCTACATTTAATGACCCAATCATGTTAACTGTGTTACGAACAAGTGATGTTAACTGCTTGGGCTT